TGCATATCTTGTTCTAAAACTATAAGAAGATTGTTGATCTAATAACCAAGGATCAAGAAACCAACACTGTGTATACAGATCTAATGGAGATTTAGTAACAGGAGATCCTGTTAATATTCTTTTGTATTTAACATTTTGTCCAAGATCTATAATTGTTTTAGTTCTAATAGCGCCTGGATTTTTTATTGTAGTAGATTCATCTATTGCCATTAAAGTTTGATGACAGCTTAAAAACTTTTCTGCAAACTGTTTTCCTTTTTTTGTAGATAGTGCCTCAACATTCATAATTAAAATATGAAGATCATGATCTGATTTAAATAATACTCCTAATTCTTTTTCTTTTGATTTGCTTGCAGTAGATTCCCACAACACCATTTTTTTCTCTATGTGATCTACCATGTGAGTTGGTATCTCAGAGTCAAACCAGTTCTTGTAAACACCTTTGGGAGCTATGATTAAGGCGCCATTTATAAGGCCTTTGTCATATAGTATTGACATATTATCTATTAATACTTTAGACTTACCGGTCCCCATTTCCATAAAATAAGCAAATACTTTCTTATTCCACGACATCTCTAATGCCTTTAATTGATGCGCAAATGGCTTTGTCTTAAACTTAAAATGCATATATAATACTTAGTTCTTTCTATTGATTAGCTATATAGATTAATATACAACAAGTCAAGAATGGAAAATAATAAAGTATACGTTATACAAGATGTACCCGGCACACGAGAAGGAAGACCAAAGATAAATATTATTGGTGCTTCACAGTTTGGTTCACTAAAAGTTCTTCTACCGGAAAATGCACAGATTATATTAAGTGCAGGACCTGTTGTATTTAAGTTACGACAGTTGCTAAAAGACTACACTGAAAAAGATTATTTACTACTTACAGGTGATCCTGCAATAATTGGAGTTGCCTGCTCTGTTGTTTCTGATATAACCAACGGCAAGTATAAACTTTTAAAATGGGATAAACAAGAAAGGAGATATTATCCAATTGAAATTGACTTGTATCAAAAATTTGAAACGAGCACTTGACAATATTATTTTAAGGGATTATAATATAAAGAATATACAGAATAGAAAGGTAATAATATGACAATAAACTTTGAACAAGACCGAGTAGAATCAGTAACACAAATTGATGCTGCAAAAACTTTATCGGATAAAGTTTTAAAATTAAAAGATTTAGAAGACGAAATTTTTAACGCAGAAGAAAGTATTAATAAATTAAAAGAACAAGCAAGAATACTTTCACAAGTAGAAATTCCTATTATGATGCAAGAAATGCACATTACAAAATTAAAGCTAAAAGATGGTGAGTCTGTAGAAGTAAAACCTTTTTACAGTGCAGCTATTATTCCTGAAGTTCAGGAACAAGCTTTTACATGGCTTCGTAACAACGGCTTAGGTGATATCATTAAAAATGATATCACTGTTACCTTTGGTCGTGGCGAAGATAACAAGGCGGCACAATATGCTGTCCTTGCGCGAGGTCAGGGGTTTGAGCCAGTCCAGAAAGTTGGCGTTCATTCCCAGACACTCAAGGCTGTGGTCAGAGAGCGTATCGAATCTGGACGTGATATGCCCTCTGATCTATTTAAAACGTTTGCAGGTAACCAGACAAAAATAACTAGGAGATAATCGATGCAAGAAACGAGAAACGAGAAACAAGTAGCAATAAAGAAAGACGCGCCGTTGCCTTCAACAATACTGTTTGAAGGAGATGCGCACGCAGGTTTTGAAAATGTAAGACAATCAAGTGTTGCCTTACCTATTTTAAAACTTTTACAAAACGGATCAGCAGAAGCACAGAAGCGAAACCAAGCTTATGTGGAAGGTGCTGAACCGGGAATGCTGTTAAATACTGTAACTAAAAAAGTATATGACGGCGGCAAAGGAGTTGATGTAATTCCTTGTCATTATAAATTGGAGTATCAAGAATGGTCAGATTTTGGAACAGGCTCAGGAAGACCTGAACAAATATACCCAGATACTTCTGACATCTTAACTAAAACTACAAAAGATCAAATGGGTAAAGATAGATTACCAAACGGTAATTATATTCTTACAGTTGGTCAACATTTTGTAATTGTATTAAGTGGAGATGGTACTACAGAAACTGCTCTTATATCTATGAGTTCTTCTCAAGGTAAAATTAGTAGAAAATGGAATACTATGATGATGCAAATTACTTTAGAAGGTAAGAGTGGTTTATATACTCCTCCATCATTTAGTCACATATACAAAATAAATACTATATTGAATTCCGGTAAAGGAAATCAATGGTATGGATACAACATTACAAAAGTTGGTCCTGTGGGTGACACTGCTATGTATGAAAGAGCAAAACAGTTCTATCAAAGTTTAGCAAATAATAAGTAAATACTAAGTGGGGTGATAGAAATATCACCCCAATACATTGAGAGTGGATATGTTAGAAAGGTTTAAGCAGATATTTTCTGGTCTTGAAACTTCTTACGGTCAAACAAAAATGACTGGAGAAATTAGAGATGATGGAAAAAATGAAGCAGAATCAGTAACAGCACATAAACCTGTAACAGATATGTTATGGCAAAAACATTTAAATGGTGAATTTCCAGCATTAGGAATTGTTCCTATTAGGCAAGACAGTAGATGTAAATGGGGATGTTTAGATGTTGATGTTTACGATTTAGATCACAAAGAATTAATTACAAAAATAAAAAATAAAAATTTACCCTTAATAGTTTTTAAATCTAAATCAGGAGGTGCACATATATTTTTATTTGTAAAAGAATTTGTTCCAGCATCTTTAGTTAGAGAAAAATTAAAAACAATGGCAGCAATGTTAGGCCATGCCGGTAAAGAATTATTTCCAAAACAAGATTATATACTTGCAGATAAAAACCAAGTTGGTAGTTGGTTAAATGTTCCATATCATGGTGGTGATGAATCTGTAAGACGCGCGCTAGGAGATGACGCAGAACTATTAACTTTAGAAGAGTTTTTTAAATTGTATGATAAAAAAGTTTTATCTGAAAAAGATTTAATACAATGGAAAGAACTTATAACAACAGAAAATGAAGATTTATTTGAAGCTCCACCTTGTTTAGTTACATTATTATCTGACAAAGTTCCTCAAGGTAAAAGAAATGACACTATGTTTAATGTTGGTGTTTACTTAAGAAAAAGATTTCCAGATTCATGGAAAACTAAATTACATAGTTATAATTCAAAATATATGAATCCACCAATAGATGATAATAACCTTGAAAATACAGTTATTAAATCTTTGTTAAATAAAGATTATCGTTATAAATGTAAACAAGAACCTATTAGAAGTTTTTGTGAATCAAAGATTTGTGTTAAAAGAAAATTTGGTGTAGGAGAAAATGTTCCAACACCGGAAATAGAAAGAATAGAAAAATATCCATCACATCCAACAATTTATATTGTTTATCTTGATGGTAAGCCAGTTGAAGTAGACAGAGCTACACTTCATGAATTTGATAAATTTTCTATGGAAGTAATGGATCAATTAAATCAAGTGTTAATGCCAATAGGTAAGATGATTTGGAAAAAACTGTTACATAAAATTATGTCCAATAAAGATACATTTAAAATATTAGAAGTTCCACAAGCAGCAAGACTTGACTATCAACTAAAAGAATTACTAGGAGATTTTTTAACAAGAGCAACTGGTAAAAGCATGGAAGATGTTAAAAGAGGAATTCCATTTACAGAAAATGGTTATAGTTATTTTAAATATCAAAGTTTTGATAAATATTTAAATAGAACTAAGTCATGGAGTTTGCCAAAAGCAAAGACGCAAAAAATGTTGGAAGATGTTTTTAAAGCAAAAGAAGATTTTCCAAAATTAGAAGAGAAGACAATGAGAGTGTGGAAAGTTGAAACAATAAATGTTGAGAAACCAATTATTACGAACAACAAATTAAAGGAGCCATCATTTAAATGAGTAGAACAATTATTCCAGGACCTCCAGGAACAGGTAAGACATATCATTTAATAAATAATTATTTAAAAAAAGAAATTGAAGAACATAAAATTTCTGCAGATAAGATTGCTTATTTAACTTTTAGTAACGCTGCAACTAATGAAGCAAGGAAAAGAATATTATCTGCGTTTCCTACTGTTAAAGATTTTCCATTCATATGTACAATGCATTCCTTAGGAACAAGACAATTAAATATAGATACAAATACACAATTACTTAAAGATGAAAAATGGAATGCATTTAAAAATTTTTCACAGATATGCAAAGATTTATCTTTTGATTCATATTTTGATCCTTACACAGAAACTACTACATATAAAAATGATCACATGAAAATTATTGAATACTCAAGATGTAAAAAAATATCTATCATGGATGCTGCAATAGAATTAGATAAACAATATAGTGTAGATACATGGTTAACAGAACAAATTGATGCCGATTTAAAATCATACAAGAAACAAACCGGGATGATTGAGTATTCCGATATGATTAAACAGTTCATTGAGAAAGACAAATGCCCTCCACTCAGCGTTGTCTTTTTGGATGAAGCACAGGATCTGAATCCTCTGCAATGGGACATGTTCAATTACATTGAATCACGATGTGAGCGATCATACATTGCAGGGGACGACGATCAAACGATCTATACGTTTCAAGGTGCTGATCCAAATATATTTATAAATTTAAAAGGAGATGTGGATGCAAGAATTGAATCAAGAAGATGTCCAAGGGTCATACATAGAAAAGCATTAGACATATTGCAACATGTAGAAAATAGAATGATTAAGAGTTGGTTACCTAGAGATGCAGAGGGTAAAATTTTTGAAGATCAAACATTAGATAATATTGATTTTAGTAAAGATGAGTGGATGATTATTGCAAGAACAAATCAAATGTTAAATCCAATCAAAGCACATTTAACTAATTTAAATTTAAGATTTGATAGTAAGACAAATACTTTATTATCAGATGAATTATTAGAGGCCTATCAAGTATGGAATAGACTAAATCAAGGTGCAACTGTTGGCGCTGAAGAGGCTAAGTCCGTTTACAAAGTATTAAATTACAACATGAAACATGTTGATTATGGATTTTCTAGTGGCAAATCGTTAGATACTGTAGACTTTGTAGACATTGATGATCTAATGTTAAATCACGGGTTACGAGTAACGGGAAGCTGGGAGCAATTAAATTTTAAAGAAGATACAAAATCATATATTAAATCATTATTAAGTAGTGGTGATGATTTATTTAAACCTGCAAGAATTAAAGTATCCACAATACATGGTGTAAAAGGTGAAGAATGCAAAAATGTAATCTTATATACAGGAATAGAAAAGATTATATATGATGCAGCATTAAGAAATCCTGATCCTGAACATAGATTGTTTTTTGTGGGTGTAACACGTGCAAAAGAAAATCTCTATATCATGCAACCAGATATGGATGATTATTATAACTATACAATAGGAGATCCAATACTATGAGTAACAAAACATTCTTTAAACAAATTGGGGGGGCTCATTATAAAACAATGCGGATACAGCCTTCTCACTTTATAAATGAAAATAATTTACCTTTTGCAGAAGGTAATGCAATTAAATACATTTGCAGACATAAATTAAAAGGTAAGAAAGAAGATATACTAAAAGCAATACATTATTTAGAAATGATAATAGATAGAGACTATAATGATGTTTAGAGGAAAAAAGAAATTAATTTTTCATATGGGATTGTTAACCTGTATGTGTATACTTTCTTATTTAATTACGATACTATAAATGATGTTTGAAGCTCAGAAAGAATGGATTTGTCCAGAAAATTATCCCGATCTAAAAGGATATAAATATATTGCAATAGATTTAGAAACTAAAGATCCTGAATTAAAATCAAGAGGATCAGGAGCAGTATCCGGTAAGGGCAACATTGTTGGTATTGCCTTAGCAGTAGAAGGATGGTCCGCATACTATCCAATTGCACACGAAGGTGGGGGTAATTTAGAAAAAGAAAAAGTAATGGCATGGATTAAAGAAGTTTGTGAATTGCCTAATGTAAAAATATTTCATAATGCAATGTATGACGTGTGCTGGCTTCGAGCGGCGGGGATCCGAATCAAAGGACATATTGTAGATACAATGGTTATGGCATCATTGATTGATGAGAATAGATTATCTTACACATTAAATAGTATTTCATATGAATTTTTAGGTGAAGTAAAAGACGAGAAGACATTGATTGAAGCGGCTCAATCATGGGGAATAGATCCTAAATCTGAAATGTATAAACTTCCTGCAATGTATGTAGGTAATTATGCAGAGAAAGATGCAAAGTTAACATTAGAATTATTTAAAGTTTTATCACGCGAGATACAAAAACAAAATCTACAAAACGTATTTGATTTAGAAACACAATTGTTCCCATGTTTAATTGATATGAAATTTAAAGGTGTAAGAATTGATACAGATAAAGCACAACAAGTGAAACTACAATTAGTAAAACAAGAGAATGAATTATTATTAAAAGTAAAACAAGAAACAGGGATAGAAGCGCAGATTTGGGCAGCAAGAAGCATTGCAGAAATTTTTGATAAATTAAAATTAAGTTACGAAAGAACTGAGAAATCATCTGCACCATCTTTCACTAAAAATTTTTTACAAGAACACAAACACCCTATAGTCCAAATGATTGCTAAAGCAAGGGAAATTAATAAAGCTCATACAACTTTTATAGACACAATTTTAAAATTTAATTACAAAGGAAGAATACATGCTGACATCAATCCAATAAGATCAGATCAAGGTGGAACCGTTACCGGAAGATTTTCTTATGCTAATCCTAATCTCCAGCAGATCCCAGCGAGAAACAAGGAACTAGGACCTATGATTAGATCGTTATTTTTACCAGAAATTGGACATAAATGGGGTTGTTTTGACTATTCACAGCAAGAACCAAGACTTGTTGTACATTATGCGGCAACAACTGAACCAATTTGTTTTGATGAATCAGTTACAAAAATAGTAAATGAATTTAAAAACAATCAAGCAGACTTTCATAAAACAGTTGCTGATATGGCAGGTATATCTAGAACTCAAGCTAAAACAATTAATCTTGGATTATTTTATGGAATGGGAAAAGCAAAATTACAAGCTGAACTTGGATTAAATACAAAAGCAGAAGCTGAATTATTGTTTAATCAATATCATAACAACGTTCCATTTGTAAAAGAACTAATGAATAAAACATCTCAGTTTGCACAAACTTCAGGATCAATTGGAACTTTACTTGGTCGTCGTTGTAGATTTAATAAATGGGAACCAGCAACATTTGGTATGCATACACCCATGACATTTGAAGAAGCAGAAAGAACTTATGGGCGTGGAAGAATAAGAAGAGCTATGACTTACAAAGCATTAAATAAATTGATTCAAGGGTCAGCAGCTGATATGACTAAGAAAGCAATGTTGGATTTATACAGTGAAGGAATCATTCCTCACATACAAATTCACGATGAATTAGATATTTCTGTTATAGATGACAATCAAGCAAAGAAGATTGTAGAAATAATGGAAAGCGCCGTTACTTTGGCAATTCCCAACAAAGTAGATTACGAAAGCGGTGAAACGTGGGGAGATATTTATGGTTGATTATGTCTTATTTAAATGCAAACATACCACCAATTTATTGTAAAATACGAAGGGAGTATTTATATGACTTACGA